CGATACGGGTCGCCCGCCGAGACCGTAATTGCTCTCGACCTTACGTTTTTTATTCCACTTGATGCCGCTTACTCCCTCCAGAGTGGTACTTCCTTCCTCGACGCCCAGTGCGGTAGAGGCAAGTGTTATCATACTCCAGGAGTAGGCAACGTTATTAATTACAGCCATAGTTTATTGTTATTTAGCGGTTAGTGATAAGCCTTCCTCGACATAGATTTTCACGGCGACACCGACCGGCACGATGACATAGCTGATGCGCAACGTATCGTCAACCAACACATTCTGATTAGCGTCGATATTGACCGAATAACCGCTAATCTCCTGGTCGCTCTGCATCTTTTTCAGGATGTCGCCGATGAGTGTCTTAAATGCCGTGATTTTGGAAGGAGCCAAAAATCCCGTTGTCGGATTGACCATTAACGGACTATTTACATAAGGCAATAGAGCAGAACGAACAGCACGTCTTGACTTATTGATGGTCCGGTTCCGGGCAATAGTCCGGAAGTCACCGTTTGAACATGTCTGGTCCTTTGAGATATAAATCCCGTTCTCACGCCCGGCATATTTTATCAGAAAGATGTACCCTTTATCGTCGAGATCGTCCAGCAAGGTGGGAGATAATGATTCATAGGCGTTCAGGCTGATAAATTCCTCGCCATCGGTCTGGTTTATATCGCCGAAGCCCAGCTCGATGTTTTGAAAATTGTCATCAAACAAGTTGAACTGCTTGACCCATGCCACTGATTCCTGCACATTCGCTTTTGCCAGACATCCGAGCATGGCACCCAGGAATCCGACGGGAGTCCTGTTTTTATTGGCTTTCTGCATGGTTGACACCAAGGCCGAGCGGGTTTGTCCGAAGATCACGCTGGTACGGGAAGACTCGCAAAGTGCTGTCGGAATTTTATTCAGGTCGATTTTCTTTCCTTCCGATGTGTCGGCTCCGGTATTGGAGCAGTTCGCAGCCAAGATGATAGAAAGCGGCTGGTGCTGTTCGGCCATCGCCACCGCCTTGTCATTAACGGACTTCACCAGATTGAGCGTATATTTGTCCTCTGAACCGTTCTGTCTCCAGAGCGGCTGTTCGGTATAAATACCCAACTGGTTGATCGTACCGCCCGACACCCTTTGCATAATATCAATAGCGTCCCAGTTCTGACTGCAATCGGCGAACATCACATACAGCCTGCCGTTCCCGTCGATATTCCCGCTCATGCGGAAAAACTCACGGATGTGATAGGCGGGAATACCGTGATAGAAATTCTGATTGTTCTCTTCATCCTCAGAGGCGGACACCCTTTCGATAATGCCAAAATCCTGACCGGCGGATTTACGGCTCGTTACATAAACAACATCATTGAGTGCCAGGTTCCCTTCGTTGTTTTTCCCGTAACCGGCAGTAAAGAGCTCCGGTTGCAGGGACACGTCAAACAGCAGTCCGGTCACCTTTTCGTTTCCTGATGCCGTGCCACGGGGAATATTGCCGTCTGTCGTCTTTATTACTACATTTCCTAATGCCATTTTTGTTGTGATTTAAGGTTTATGGTAAGGGTTCTTGTACAGTACCGCATTCCCTCTGAGCTTTTCAGGAGTGTCCGGGGTATAGATTCCTCCCTGCGTATCTATATACATGGAAGCATAAGCGGAAAAAGCGCGGAGGATATCCAACGTATATCCGCCTGGTTCCGGCTCTTTCTCTTTTGTCTTCTTTGCGGGTGCTGTGGCAGGAGCCTCCGTCGGTGTTTGCGTGGTATTTTCTTCAATAACGGGGATAACCTGCTCTTCCCCTTCTGTGGTTACTTTCTGTTTTGCCATAGGTTGAGATGTGTAGAAGTGATAAAAAAAGGGGAACGGGAAATGAATCCCCATCCCCCCGGTATGTAAAGTCTAAGGTTAGCCTGTAGGTGCGTCAGCCGTTTTTCTATAGGCTGTATGGACTACAATTTCAGCCGGACGGACGATATTCACGTCCATTTTGAGTCTCATCTGGAAGAAGAACAGCTCCGAGTTGCTTTGCAGGCGATCCACTTTCAGCACTTCCGTGTCGTTTGCGTAATCCACACCCATCCACAAGTTCGAGTCCATGCCGGTAGTGAACTCTCCCAGGACAATCGTATGCTCGGGGATGCCTACCAGCGGAAGGATGCGTTTTCCCTTAAAACGGTAACGGTTGATTTCCGTATTTTCACTGTACTTCACCATCTTGTCACTGACATATTGGTCGTATGCATCCCACTGTTCGAAATTCATTACGAATGTCAACCCGGCTTTCTTTCGGATTTGCTTGGGGCACTTCTTCCATATTCCATAGAGCGCCTTTTCCACGGCTGCGCCGTCCGAGAGCTCCGTATTACCTGCAAGCACACACTGCCCGCCCGCGATGGTTTCCTTGTCCGTGGCGTTGATGTTGTCGATGATACGTTTCACAACGCCATCGAAATATTTCTCTTTGTTACGACCGATGATGATTGAGTCTGCCGGGCAGGTAATCCCCGCAGCCGCCGAACCGCCTTTGGCACTGGTCCAGATAGCGTTACCGATGTACTCATTCTTTTTGTCAATCAGTAGACGCAACATCGTGGCCTGAATCTTCGGGTCGAGTTCGCGGAATACCAAGTTGCCCTCAGGTTGTGCAAAACGCCAGTATTTCTCATAGTCCCTCGGATTAAATTCGAGGTAGACCATAAAGTCCTGCGGAACCAGGTAACGCTCTGTAAATTCGTACTCGTTTTCCCCGTTCTCGCCTTTGGCGCCATGCGTGCTCGTCGGGGTAGGCACGTTGTCCTGGATGATATCGCCCAAACGGATGGAGGGCAAAGTATATTTGTGCTGGATACCGCTCTTGATGTGTATCAGCCCCTCTTTGAAGGTATCGTTCCCCTGCGCGGTATAGGTGAGCAAGTCTTCAAGGACTTCACCGTTGTAGCCGTTTTGGAGAAAGGATACTGTATTAGCTGCTTCTGCCATGTTTCGTTAGATTTAAGTTTAAGGTTAATTAGGATAATGGAGGGTCAGGACATTTTCTTGAACTCGAAGTTTTCGCCCACCACGGCTGTTACTTTTTCAGCCATGATTGTTTCGGCTGTTTTGGTTCCCTGTACCGTAGCCTGAATGTTCTCCGGGTCGGAAGCGATCTCCTGGGAGATGATTTCACGGGCGGGAATGGATTTCAGCGTACTTTCCGCCAGTTCATAGTTGGATACTGCCATTTGAATCCACTGGGCTTCTGCGCTCTTGTCAATCCTGCCTTCATTAATGGCCGCTTCAACCAGTGTCTTGATTTTCACTTTCTTTTCGTCGGCTTCCCTGGTTTCATAAACATTCAGTTTGGATTTAACCTCGGTCAGGTCTTTTTGCAGGTTCTCTACCGTGGCTTCCTTACCGGCGATAATCAACCGGGCGTCATTCAACGCTTTGTTGGTGGTGTCCAGCTTGGCTTCAACGCCCATAAGCGTGGAAATGCGTGCCATTACGTCCTTGACATCGCTGTCTTTCATGCCCAGCGTTGCTGCAACCGCACCAAATTCTATTCCGGGAGTCTTTTCTTCATTCATAAGTGTGTTTTTGATGTTCTTGGTGTTCTGATTAAGATTAGGGCGGGAATCTTGAAAGTGTTTATTTTCGACCTCCAGCGGGGCTATCTCGCTGCAAATCCGGCTCATCAGGTTTTGTATCTCTGAGAGTTCCTTTGTCAGGGCGAGTTCATTCTTTACCTTGTCACACAACTGCTTGGAAGTATGGATAACATGGCCTGCCGGAATGATACCGGCTTTGACGGCGGACAGGGCGTTGAAATAAGTGCCGTCTTTACCCGTTTCTCCGTCCATGATCGCCTGAACCTGTTCTTTTTTTAACCCGAAACGCTTCCGGTAAATCATTTCGACCTGATAGGTGAACGCTTTTACAAGGTCGGACGGTTCCGAGTTGTCAGCCGAGGGCAGGAAAGGATTATGTATCATCAGTATAGAGTAGTCACGCATCAGCGAGCGGGTTCCAGCCGCCCAGATGATAGATGCCATACTCGCCGCCATCCCTTCGATAATGCACTCCGTTTCAACGGTAGAATTTTGGATAGTCGAATAGGTGGACATCCCGTACAAGACGCTGCCACCTTCCGAGTTAATCAGTACCCGTATCAAACGGGGGCAAATCACATTCTCCAGAAACTCAAACTCCCGGTTAAACTGGGCGGTGGACTCTTCCGTAACCTTGCCGGAGAAGCGGATGGTGGCAATATCTCCGGCTTTGGCTTCCCCGACAACGTATTTCAAATCGTTTATTGTCATAAGTTCTTTTACTCAAGAATAGGGACGCAAAGCCGGATATGTTGATAAACGGCTATCCGTCAGGTTCCGGTTCGGGCTCCGGTTCCTCTTCGACGGAAGGAACATAACCGGTTGCTTCTTTGTAGTCCGGGTGTTTGTGGTTGCCATGCCCCGCTTCATCATGTTGTGGCGCGTCGGTGTGGTTGGTAAAGGGCGGCATGACAAGGTATCTTTCCACCCAGTCCTTGTATTTCCAGGCCGACGACTCCCTGAACCAGACCTCGTAATCAATCCAGTACGCCTGTAACATGTTGACCGTCACAGGCATGTCGAAGTAGGTCAGGTTACACCGTTCGTTCAGTGCGGGTTCGTGGTTCTTGGCATCCTGAATGGCTACGTTCAGGCGTTGGAATACCCAGAACGCATCACATTCGCGCTCCGCATCCTGGTTGTTCAGGGTATTGAGGATAAACCGGATACGCATCGTTGCCCGTCCTTCGCCGATCCTCTGCTGCTGTACCAGATACCTTACATTGATAAAGTGGATGAATACAGCGGGAAAGGCAATCTCCGTTTCCAGGTTTTCATCCCTTACTATCCGGGCGAACTGCCCGTTGTCAATGGCAATCGTCCTGAAAAACGGTTCGCTTTGTGGA